GGCTACATGAAGGTTCTCCTTGGAGTACCCTCTACGAAGCTGGTGGACACCTGTGGTCCGGTCACGAACAAGAAGCTTGCTGCACGGATGGTGACTGACAGTGTCGGTCCCTTCCGTGTCACTGGCTTCGATCTGGCAGTGAAGTCTCTCAAGGTGGTGATGGCTGATATCGGGAAGAAGTATCCCGACATGAAGCTCACCTCCGCAGGGATGCTGTGCTGTCGTCTGGTGAGAGGCACCAAGGTAGGCTCAATCTCCAATCACTCTTGGGGAACCGCAATCGACCTGAAGATCAATGGCGCACTTGACGAGCGTGGCGATGGCAAAGTCCAAAGCGGCCTCAAGCTCATCGCGCCTATCTTCAACAAGCACGGCTGGTATTGGGGCGCTCACTTCAGCACTGAAGATGGGATGCACTTTGAGATCAGCGTTCAGAAACTCAACGCATGGAGGAAGGCGGGTCTACTCGCTGGTCTTCCCTAAGGAGCTATCATGCTTTCTGGTTACAAGACTTATATCATGGCTGGCGTCACTGCCATTGGTGCCATCGCTGGCTACCTCGTCGGTGACCTCGACCTCGCTGCCGCCGTGCAGCTTGTCGTGACCGCAGCTATGGGTGCGTTCATCCGTCAGGGTGTTACCACCGAAGCCGCTAAGGCTGCTGTGAAGTAATGAACTGGATTGACGCCGCGCTATTTGCTGGTGCCTTTCTAGGACTTGTCCTTGGAGGTGTCCTTGTAGCGCGGTCTCCGTCCTTCTGGTTTGCAGTAGGCACTATCGCATTCAACAAGATCGCTCCTGTTCTCTACACCTACATCACCAAGCGCATGAAGCCCGAAGATGAGGCTAAGCTGCAACGGTCTGTGAGGTCAGGACAGGAGTGGGACAACTTCCGTAAACGTCCAAAGGACAAGTAATGACAACCATTGCGTATCGTGATGGGGTTATGGCGGCAGACAGTCTGGTCACGCTAGGCTCCACCAAAGTTCACGGTAGCTACCAGAAGATCAGACGCATAGGCGACCACATCATTGGTACCGCTGGTTCCGTTGCTTCCTGCCAGGCTTTCATAGATTGGCTTAGGACATCTGACGGTGAAACCCCACCTCCCAAGGGGGAATACAATGCGCTGATCATCGACCCGCGAGGACGGGTTAGAGAGATAGAGAATGGGAGTGTGCTGCCTGTTCCTCGCGGTGCCAAGTTCTTTGCTATTGGTAGTGGATCACCTTACGCACTCGCCGCTATGTACGCGGGTGCCAACGCTGCTGAGGCCGTTAAGATCGCCGCAAAGATTGACACATCCACCGGACTTCCGGTCAAGACACTTAAACTAAGGAAACAAGAATGAGCATTAATCCCGCCTTCCTTGGTTCTGGCGAGGTCAGCCTGATCTCCACCCCCGGTAACGTCCTTCAGACTGTTCTGAATACTGATGTACTCACTGGTGCGGTGAACGGCTGGTTCGACGCTGGTCCCTATCAGACCATGAACGTGACGCTTATCGGTGGTGCTACGATCACCGCTGGTGCTGTCACCTTTGAACAGACCAATGATCCCACTGTTGGCAGTGGTCGCCCAATCCCTGTGCGTGATGCTGAAAGCGTTACGGCCACTGCTGTGGTCGCTGCCATCACTGTCACCTCCGCTTTCTACAAGCAGTACGTTGTTCCGCTGACGGCTCGTTATGTGCGTATCCGTGTGTCCACTGCCTTCACTGGTGGTGCCACTGGTGTCCGTGCTGTCGCTGAGTTTACTCGCGGCTATGTTGCTGCTGATATGAACAACAGCGTTGTCGCTTCCGGTACCGTTGCCATCTCCGGTACCCCGAACGTCAACCTCGCTTCCTCTACGGCTCCGACTGTTCACACGCTGAACTCGGCTGCTACGACCAACGCTACGAGCGTCAAGGCTTCGGCTGGTCGTATCTACACCATCGTTCTCTCCAACCAAAACGCCGCTGCCCGCTTCTTCAAGCTCTACCAGAAGGCATCGGCTCCGACTGTCGGTACGGACATTCCTGTCTTGGTTGTCCCTGTTCCTGCGACCTCTGTCGTGAACCTCTCGTTCTCTGACTTCGGTCTACAGGTTGGCACTGGTATCGCCTACGCTGTCACTGGCGCAATCGGTGATACCGATACGACTGTCATCGCTGCTGGCGACTTCAAGGTCAACATGCAGTACGTCTAATTCGATACGGGTGTGGTCCCTGCAATGCAAACCACACCCCTCTTATCTCCGTGGCATAGTCACACTGACCTCTCGTCGGTGACTTCTATGAACCACTACGCGATACTCTTGACCCTGCAACTGGTCCCCTGAGGGGGAACGGACAGGACAATCTCGTTGTGAAGCGTGTGAGTTTCGAGAAGGTGAACAACCAACTCAATCCTTACACGGAGAATAGCCAATATGGCTGACGCAACTCTTACTCGTATGGGCGCAATCAACGGTGGCGTTGATAAGGAAGCCCTGTTCCTCAAGCTTTTCGCTGGCGAAGTCCTCGCCTCCTTCAACCTCGCCAACGTCTTCGGTGACAAGCACCGCGTGAAGTCGATCTCGGCTGGTAAGTCCTACCAGTTCCCGGCCATCGGCACCGCGACTGCGGCCTACCACACTCCGGGTACGGAGATCGTGGGCCGCAACTCGATCCTGTCGGCTGAGCGTATCATCACCATCGATGACGTTCTGCTGGCGAACGAATACATCCCTGAGATCGATGAACTCAAGACGCACTTCGATGTGCGCGGTGAGTACGCGAAGCAGATGGGTGAAGCCCTCGCTGACCAGTACGACCGCAACGTGGCCCGTAACCTGGTCCTCGCTGCCCGTGGCACCGCTACGGTGACGGGTGGTAACGGTGGTGGCTCGGCTACCAACGCCAACTTCGCTTCGGATGCCTCGCTGCTTGCGGCTGGTATCTACACGATGGCTCAGATCTTCGATGAGAAGGGTCTCCCTGAGTCGGAGCGTTACGTGGCTGTGAAGCCCGCTCAGTACTACCTCCTTGTCCAGAAGACGGACCTCATCAACAAGGATTGGAACGGCTCTGGCTCGTACTCGTCCGGTCAGATGGGTACCATCGCTGGCGTCTCCATCGTCAAGTCGAACAAGGTCCCTCAGGCCAACGACTCGGCCAACTCGAATATCCCGACTGCATACCGCGCCAACTTCTCCACGACTGTCGCCATCGGCTGGCATCCGTGGTCGGTTGGTACCGTGAAGCTCATGGACATCAAGTCTGAGAGCATGTGGGATATGCGCCGTCAGTCCACGCTGCTTCTCGCGAAGTACGCCTGTGGTCACGGCATCCTGCGCCCGGAATGCGCTTTCGAGTTCAAGAGCGCCTAACCCTTAAAGTCAACCCTGCCGGGGATCACCTTCGGGTGGTCTCCGGTTTTTTTTCTTTGGTGCCGAATGGACGCTATTGCTCTCACTACTGAACTGGAAGCCGTCAACGAGATGCTCAATGCTATCGGTGAGGGTCAGGTGTCTGCCCTCGACACTGGTAACGCCGATGTTCAGCAGTGTGTTCGACTACTCCGTGACCACTCCCGCAAAATCCAATCGCGTGGCTGGTGGTTCAATCGCGAGGACGAATACACTCTCACTCCTGACAGTGATGGGTACATTGTACTCCCTAGCACTGTCCTTCGTGTCGATCCTTCGGGGGATGATCGCTATGACAAGCCCTTCGTACAGCGCGGTCTCAAGCTGTATGACCCCGTCAATCACACCTACGTATTCACAGAAACCATAACGGTGGAACTTGTAGTCGGACTTGAGTGGGACGAACTCCCGCAGTCTGTACGCTCCTATGTCACAGCTAGTGCTGGACTAGAGTTCACCGATACTGACCTCACCAACGAGATCAGGCACACCTTCAGCAAGGCTCGTCGTGATGAAGCCTACCTGGAGCTGCTTAAGGAAGAGGCTGACGCCAACGACAACAACATGCTGAGGGACAGCGATAGCGGTCGAGAGATGCTTCGCAGGAGGATTTAATGACAGCACGGACTACTGTACTACCTAATCTACTCAACGGGGTGAGTACACAGGCCGCTGCACTTCGTCTCCTTACTCAGGGTGAAGAACAGATCAACGGTTACTCCACGCTGACCAACGGGCTGCTTAAGAGGCCCCCGTCTATCCATGTCAAGAACATGGGTACGATCTCTGGAGCATCCACCGCCTACTGCCACACCATCAACCGTGATGCCGTCGAGCGTTACATCGTAATGATCACGAACGGTGATCTCCGGGTGTACGACCTCGCTGGTAATCAGAAGTCGGTGGCCTTCCCAAACGGTAAGAGCTACCTCTCCAACGCTACGCCGCGTACTGGCTTCTCTGCCGTTACTGTAGCTGACTACACCTTCATCGTAAACCGGAACACCACTGTCGCCATGACAGGTGACCGCACTCCCTCGCGGTGGCCTGAGGCGTTAGTGAATGTGGTTCAGGGTAACTACATGAAGGACTACAAAATCTTTCTGAACAACAGCACGGTTGCTCACTACCTTACGTCTGATGGCGTAGCTGATAGTAGCTCTCCAGACTCCGGTCAGCGGGCTGTTGCACGTGTCGAACAGAGGGCTATCGGTACTTCATACATCGCATCGGCTCTAGCCTTCGGAGGTAACTTCGCTGGTAGCACCGTAAACGGCCACTTCGTCAACGAAGGTGATCCCTTTGTCACTGGTGCTGGCGATGCTGTGTCTTATGCCTGTCTAGTGAACAGTGTTACCTCAACCTTCTGGGGCATCTGGAAAGTAGACAGCACCATCTACATCGATGGGCGGGGCGACGACTTCAACATCCGCGTGGACGATGGCTTCAACGGTAATGCCCTGAAGGTCATCAAGAAGACTGTCCAGCGGTTCACTGATCTACCACTCAAGGCTCCCAATGGGTTCCACGTGGAGATCACCGGAGAAAGCTCCAACAACTTCGACAACTACTATGTCAAGTTCGAAGGTGACACCACTGTCATCAATGGCGGTGTGTGGAAGGAAACGACTGCACAGAACATCCCGTACAAGTTCAACGCTGCCACCATGCCCCACGTACTGGTACGTGAGAGCAACGGTACGTTCACCTTCAGACAGGCTACGTGGGCTGATCGCACTGTCGGTGATGAGAACAGTTCCCCTCAGCCGTCCTTCGTAGGACAGAAGATCAACGATGTGTTCTACCATCGTGGCCGTCTCGGCTTCATTGCCAACGAGAGCGTCTGTCTTGCTGCCTCAGGGGATGTGTTCAACTTCTGGCGTAAGACTGTCACCGCTGTCCTTGACACTGATCCCATCGATGTCGGTGCGTCCTTCCCCAAGGTATCCATCTTCAAACATGCTCTGTCCTACAACGGTGACCTTCTGCTGTTCGCTGAAAGCCTACAGGCAAGGCTCACAGGTGGAGACTTCCTGACCCCACAGACAGCAGCGATGAAGCTGCTTGGGGAGTATACGGTAGACACTACAGTCAAGCCTGTCTCCGCTGGTGCGTTCATGTACTGGACCGCCAAGGACAACGTCAGGACCATCGTAAGAGAGCTATGGGTGGATGAAACTGGAACTATCCAGCCTCCCCTTGAAGCCAACTCCCACTGCCCTGAGTACCTCCCTCGCAACGTCTTCGACATCGCATCGTCTACCGATGTCAACATGCTCACTGCGCTGTCATCGGACTATCCCAACAGGCTGTACGTATACAAGTACTACTGGTCTGGTAAGGAGAAGCCGCAGTCTTCGTGGAGCTACTGGGACTTCGGTAAGCCCATCATCTACGCTGAGTTCATTGAGACAACGCTGTTCATCCTCCTTCAGGATGGAACCGATACTCGTATGGTATACGTCTCCTGTCAGGTGAATACACCTGATGTTGGGATGTCCTACTCCATCCTTCTGGATCAGCGAGTGGAACTGTCCAGTGGCTCGTATGACAGCACCCTCAACCGTACTTCCTACACGCTACCCTACGCTGTCCCTGCCAACATCCAGGCATGGACCGGATACTCAGCGTCAGGGGCTATCAAGTCAGGACGTAGACTGTTGGTGGATAGCTACGCAAGTACCACTCTACGCCTCGTAGGGGACACTAGGAACGAGAAGGTGTACGCTGGTTCACCCTATACGTTCCGGTATCGCTTCTCGCCTCTCTACATCCGCGAGGGTCTGGATAGTGGCTCACAGGCGGTGGTGACTGAAGGCCGTACTCAGGTCATGCGCTTCAGGGTTACCTACGCCAAGACCGTCTACTTCAGTATCAGGGCCATCCATGAGAGCCGGGGGACTGCGGAGTACAAGGTCAATGATCACCTTCTGGATGACATTGGCTACAGCACTACCGAAATCTACCCGGAGGACGGTGACTACTCCTTCCCTGTGAAAGCTGAGAACGAGAAGGTCTGGATCGATATCGTCAACGACCAAGCTGTCCCATGCTCCATCATCTCAGCGGAGTGGACAGGACTGTGGTATCCAAGAGCTAGGAGATAAATGTCGTATTACATCAGGGTGGCTCGTTACGACGATGCTGCCGTAATCGCTCCGCTTCTACGCGAAGCCGACAAGCGAGAGATCGCTGCCAACTCGGGACTAGCTCCTGAGGTCGCGTTGAAAGAGAGCTACGCTACGAGTTCTGAAATCCGTCTAGCGTGTCACTCTGATGGTACACCAATCGCCATCTTCGGTATTGGTCCAAACCCCCTACAAGAAACAATGGGTATCCCTTGGATGGTGGGAACTGATGAGCTAGCGAAGCATTCGCTGCCTCTTGTCAGAGATGCTCGTAAGTGGGTTGAGAGGCAACTCTCTACCTATCCAATCCTATCCAACTTCGTGGACAGTCGTAACACCACACACCTCAGGTGGCTACGACACATAGGCTTCCACATCGATGAGACGCCTAAGTACATCGGTGTGGACCCTACAGTCCCATTCTATCAATTTATCAGGAGCAAGTAATGTGTGAACCCGCTACGCTAATGGCAGCGGCTACTCTCGCCATTGGAGCGGCGTCCTCTGGAGCGACCTTCATGGGTCAGCAGCAGCAGTACGAAGCTCAAGCAGATATGTACAAGCAGAACATCCGCAGCGCCCAAGATACTGCGCGTGATCAGTATGCTCATAGTCAGAACGCATCCATCCAGCAGCGTAATGCAGCGGCGATGGAGAAGTTCAATACGAATACCGATACCATCAAAGCGGCTGCGACCGCTGAGGCTGCGGCTGTCGAAGGAGGTGTTCAGGGTAACAGCATCAGCTCTCTCATTGCTTCCTACTATGGACAGCAGGGGCGTTACAATGACGCCATCGACCAGAATTACCAGATGAACCGCGACTACATCTATGCGTCTATGGATCAGACCAAGAACCAGACACAGTCGCAGATCAACTCAATGGCTAAGCCCACCAAGCCCTCGTTCCTTGATGCGTCTATCCGTATCGCGAGTGCAGGATTGGAAGCTGGCAATACATATTATTCGATGAAGAAGGTGTAACACATGGCATCTCCCGGTCGGGTTCAGGCTCCCGAACTTAATCTCCGTCCCTCGCTGAACCCGGCCCCTGTTGTTAACGTACAGTCAGTGACCCCGGTTAACAAGCAGGGTGCGGGAAGTAATCTCCTTCAGATTGCCGACAGCCTCGCAGGTCTTAGCTCGTCCTTCCAACGCTTCGCTGCTTCAAAGCAGAACTATGAAGCTTCGGTCGAGAAGAAGAA